CCCGCCGATATCGTCAGACTCGTCTGCTCGTACGTCGCAGCCGGACTCCACCAGCTCGAGGACGGAGGCCCCGGCGCCCACGTCGGCGTCAGCTACGAACGCGTCGACGACGCACAGGTCGGATACGCGCAAGGCGATGCCGCCCAAATCGATGCGACCGAACTGCCGGAAGCGACCAGACGCAGCCTGCGCAACCGCTTCGGCGCGAACGTCTCTTCGATAGGGGTGTTCCGATGAGAATCAGCGCATCATTCCTCTCCAAGGCCCGCCGTGACGCGGAAGGCCTCATGACCGACCAGTGCACGGTAACCCGCCCAGGCGAGTCCACCACGGATCCGGACACGGGACTGCCGGACACCGGCACGGAGCAGGTGTACCAGGGCAAGTGCAAGGTGCAGACCTCGGGCGGTCTCGCCAGCGAGCAGACGGAGGGTAGTGCGGCGCAGGCCATGGGCGCTGTAAGTCTCGTCTGGTCGCTGTATGTGCATTTCCCTTACGACACGTCCGGCCTGCGTGCCGGTGACGTGGTGGAGGTCACGGATTCCGCGAATCCGCTGCTTTCCGGCCGACGGTTCCGGCTCGTCTCCCCGCAATCGGAGAAGAGCCATGTCACCGCCTGCCGCTGGAATGTGAAGGAGGACGCATGAGTCTTGTGAACGTGGACGCGAGCCAGCTGAAAGCCTTCGGAACCACTCTCGCAGGCGGTGCCACCGTGCGTCGTGCATTGGTGTCCGCCGCAGTGAAGAAGGGCGCGCAGAACGTCAAGGAAAGCATCGAGGGCGATCTGAAAACGTCCCGGAACGCCGCCTTCCGGCGCATCGGCATCCATTACACGATGCAGACCGTCGGAGCGTCGGGCATCGCCGCCGACATCAGCCCTACAAAGGGCGGTGCGGGCAGTCTGGCCAACATCGCCTTCTTCGGCACCGCCAAGGGCGGTGGAAGCCACCGCTTCTACGAACACGCCGAAGAGGAATTGCCGTCGCTTGCAAGGCATGTGGCGCAGGCGGGGACGGAGGGATTCGCATGACCTCGATCATGACCCTGACCGGCACCATCCTCGACCACATCCCGCAGCCGGCCAAAGGTTGGACTGTGTACCGGCAGACAGCGCCGAAGCCGACGGACAAGCCGCCGTGGATCATCGAGACGGTGACCACCAACGGCCACCTCGTCGGAGAGACGCAACGCCCTCATTGCGGCATCGGCACACTGCAGGTGCGCATCGTCAGCACCACCGCGGATTCCGTCAACGTCATCGCCGACGACCTCATGGTCCCCGGCCTGACCGGCAAACGTTTCGTGGCGCAAGGCTTCGACACCGGCTGTCTCACCCTCTTCTCCGACTCCGGCGCCTACGCCGCTGGACTCACCGCCGAGGAGACGGCGCTCCTGTACCAGTGCCGCCTGCTCACCTTCAAATTCAACTGGTCGCGCATGTGACCGAAACCAATGTTTCCAACCCCTTTCGGCATTAGCCGCGAGGGGTTTCGTCTTAAGGAGCGAAATATGGTCCTCAATCTGGGAACCGAAATCCCGTCCACGCCAGCGGACGGAAAGGTCAACACCATCTGGGTGCCGTCCATCAAGGACATCAACCATCCGACCGCGTCCGAAATCTCCAACGGCACCGACCTGTCAAACTACGTGACATTGGGCGGTTGGTCCTGCTCTCCAAGCCAGGACACGATCAGCGACCAGCGCGAGAACAGCTCGATGGACTTCGAGAACCCAGGCAGGAAGAAGATCAGCAACCCGTCCGTCGAGGTCATCGACAACACCAACACCGAGCACGCCAACCAGAACGCCGCGATGGACACCCTCAAGGAGGGCGCGGAAGGCTATTTTGTCCGTCGATACGGCAAAGACACCGACCGCACCTTCGTCAGCGGCGACGTGGTCAACGTCTACGCCGTCCGCATCGGCATGAGCGCCAAGGACGCGATCGCCGCCAACACGGTGCTGCGCTCCAAGGTCAACTTCACCATCAAGGCCCCCGGCTGGGCCGAGAACGTGAAGGTCTCCTGACAATTCTTCCCGCGTCGGACTTTGTTCCCTTCGCCGACGCGGGAACCTCTCAAATTCTTCGCAAAGGAACACCAACACAGGACTTTTTACGGAGCGAAGGAACATCATGCTCAAAGTGACACGCAAGACCAAACAGGTCGACATCATCCTCGACCAGGAGCTCGCCGAACGCATCGCCATGCTCGGAGACCAGCTCGCCCGCGAACTCACCGCGGAACAGGTCACCGAGGCCGGCGCCAACAACGCCGCCAAACGCACCGCCAAACGCATCGAGGAATTGAGGAAGCAGGCCGAGGCAAGCACACTCGTCATCACCCTGCGCGCCATGGGCGTGAGCAAATGGGCCCAGACCCTCGCCGCCAACACCGTCACCAACGGCGCCACCGCCGGAACCCGCGACATGTTCGGAACCGCCGCCACCGCACTGCCGCAGATGGTCGAGACGGCCACCATCGGCGGCAAGCCCGTCGACGACGCCGACCTCACCAAGGACGCCCTGCTCACCCTGTTCGGCGAGATGACCGACGGACAATTTACCCCGCTCTGGCACGCCATCAACGAGCTCAACGGAACCGTCGCGGACCCAAAAGCGGCATTCGACCTAGCCTCGAAGGTTCTCCGCGGCTGATAGAGGACCTACGGCTCTGCCGCCAGCTCGGCATCAGCTACAAACGGTGGATGGGATGGACGCCATCCATCACCGTCCAACGCGACAGCCACCGCCGCATCATCGGCTACCAGGCCGAACCTGAATGGGATGAGACCGAACGCGACTGGATGCGCGCACTCGCCGCATACGAGCAGACCCTCTGCCCACTGTGCGGATTGCCGCGAGACATCTGCCAGTCACCCGACGCGGAATTCAACCTCCACGCCGAAACCAGCATCTGTTGGGCGTCCACCCACATGCAGGAAGCCATGCGCCGCTGGCAGAAAGCCAACAAGGACAGTCCAGCCAGAGACTCGCTCGTCGCACATATCACCGACTGAAAAGGAGGGGAAATGGCCGACAACAAGAACATCGTCGTCCGACTCATGGCCGACACCTCGCAGTATGAGGCCAGTCTGGCCAAGGCCGGTAAAAGCACCGAGGAGCTCGCCGGAGGACTCGAAAAGTCCGGCAGCAAGACCGGCATCGTCACCAAGGGCATCACCGCCGCGGGATTGGCCGTGGCCGCGTTCGGCGTCGCATCCATCAAGATGGCCGCCGACTTCGACGAGCAGATGAGCACCGTGCAGGCCAACTCCGGCGCCACCACTGCGCAACTCGGCCAATTACGCGAGGCCGCACTGCAGGCCGGTGCGAGCACCGTCTACACTGCGAGCGAGAGCGCCGGTGCGATCAACGATCTGGCCAAGGCCGGCATGAGTGTCAGCGACATCCTCTCCGGCGGCCTGACCGCATCCCTCAACCTCGCCGCCGCAGGACAGATGGACGTCGGAAACGCCGCCGAATACATGAGCCAGGCGCTCACCATGTTCCACCTGTCCGGCAAGGACGCCACATCCACCGCGGATGCATTGGCCGCAGGCGCGGACAAGGCCGTTGGCGACGTGTCGGACTTCGGCGAAGCGCTCAACAACTGCGGCGTCATGGCGAATTCGTTCGGCATGAATCTGCAGGAGACCGTCGGCGTTCTCGGCCTCTTCGCCCAGAACGGCATCGTCGGCGCCGAAGCCGGCACACAGCTCAATTCCATGTTGATGAAGCTCGCCAATCCAGCCTCCGACGCGAAGAGCACCATGGAAGAGCTCGGCATCAGCACTCACGACGCGAGCGGAAAATTCGTCGGCATGACCGACCTCGCCGGCCAATTGCACGACAAGCTCGGCAGCCTCACCGACCAGCAGCGCCAGCAGGCCGAAGCCACCATCTTCGGCAGCTACGCTATCAAAGGCGCCGGCATCATCATGGACGCCGGCAAACAAGGCGTCGAAGACTGGACTAAGGCCGTGTCCGACAGTGGTTTCGCCGCACAGCAGGCGTCCAACAAGACCAACAACCTCAAGGGCGACCTCAAGATGCTCGAGAGCGCCACCCAGTCCGCCATGACCAAGATCGGCGAGGGCGCGCAAGGGCCGCTCCGCAAGCTCACCCAGGGCCTGACCGACCTCATCACCGACTTCGGCAACCTCCCCGCCGGAGTCCAACAGGCAATCGTCCTCGGAGCAAGCCTCACCGGCATCCTCGCCGGACTCCACAAGGCCGTCACACCACTCAACACCAGCACCAGCGCCGCAGCCCAAGCCTTCGGCCTGCTCGCCGACCCCATCCAACGCATCGCCATAGCCGGACCACAACTCAAAAGCGCCTTCACCGACATCACCACCGCCATCAAAGGCACCGACACCGCCGCCATGGCCGACGGACTCACCCGCACCCAAATCGCAGCCCGAGGCCTCCGCGGAGGACTCTCTGGCATCGTCACCCTCCTCGGCGGACCATGGGGAGTCGCACTCACCGTCGCCGGATTCGCGCTCGCCGCATTCGCCAGCGCCCAGCAGAAGGCCAAGGAGGCGCAGGACGAGCTCAAGACGAGCATCGAGTCCAGCAGCAACATCGCCGAGACCATCGCCGACCATTTCCAGAATTTGAAAATCGGCGGTGAGGACGCGTCCAAGGCCATGAAGGAGATGGGCGTCAACCTCACCGACGTGACCAGCAGCGCCATGGGCAACGGCACCGCCATGCAGAAGGTCAAGGACGTGCTCGAGGAGTACGTCCAGGCCGCTGGGGACGACACCTCCGAGATGTCGAGGCGCCGCGCCGTGGCCGACGACCTCACGTCCGAAATCAACAAGGAGTCCAAGGCCTACAAGGAAGCGTCCGACAAGGTCAAGGAAAAGACGAAGGCCGCGAATGATGCCGTGGGCGCCGATGGCAAGAGCGCCTCCTCCGCCAAGCAGGCGGCCAGCGCAACCAAGGATCTCGGCAGCAGCGCCAAGGACGCGGCCGAGGAAATCGACGGACTCGTCAAATCGCTCTTCGGCCTGGAATCCAATAACCTCACCGCCGACGAGGCGGTCGACCAGCTCAACCAGAAGATCGGCCAACTGTCGGACACCTGCAAGGACAATGGTGTGGTCTTCGACCAGTACGGCAACCTGCTCGACAAATTCTCCGAGAAAGGCACGAAGACCAAGCAGGCTCTCGAGGACATCGCCAGCAGCGCGCAGAACGCCGCCGAGAAGATCCTCAAGCAGGGCGAGAACACCAACTTCTCCAACGGCGAACTCAATCGCGCCAGAGTGGTGCTGCAGGACGCCCGCGAAGCGGTCATCCGACAGGCCGAAGCGTCCGGCATGAGCGCGCAGGCCGCCAACGACCTCGCCGATCGCTGGGGCTTGAGCTCGTCTCACATCCAGTCCAGCATCACATCAATCGAAAAAGCCGCCCGCGACAACAAGGCGAAGCTTGACGTTGACGATTCCAAGGCCAAGAAGAAGACCAAGGACGCCAAGACGAGCCTCGGCAAGTTCCACGAGATCGACGCGAAGGCCACGCTGGACGCCGACGCGAAGAAGGCCACGGCCAGCGCCAAGAAGGCGCAGAAGATGATGCAGGCCTTCAACAAGACCCACGTCAAGGCGACCCTCGATGCGACCGACAAGGCGTCCAAAAAAGCTAAGACGGCCTCCGCGAATGTCAACAAGCTCAACAACAAGAAGGCTACCGCCAAGCTCGACGCCAAGGACAACGCCTCGCCGAAGGTAGACAAGGCCAACGCGAAGAAACTGTCAAACAAGCGCAACACCTTGGATTCCACCGACAGGGCAACGCCGAAGGCGAACGCCGCGAACGCGAAGAGGCTCAACAACAAGAAGAACACCCTCGATTCGACCGACAAGGCCGGACCGAAGGTAGACGCCGTTAACCGCAAGAAGCTGAACGACAAGAAGAGCACCGCCTCGGTCAACGACCAGGCGACTCCGGTGCTCCGCTCCATCAACAACTTCAAGATCGCGGACAAGAGCTTCACCGTCACTGAGAAGACGAAGAGGGAGGGTGGCTACACCGGTGGAATGTTCACCGACGGCACCTTCCAGCAGTTCGCCGGAGGTGGCATGTTCTCCGGCTACGTGGATCCGGCGTGGGCGCCGGGCAATGGTTTGAGCGACAGCGTGTATCTGCTCAACGCTCGTCTCGCCGCAGGCGAGTACACGCACAGGGCTGCCGCTGTCGAATATTACGGGCTTGAGACCATGCGCGCCATCAACGAGATGCGCGTGCCTCGCGAGGCGTTCATGACAAGTCACAGCATGCCGGATGTTTCCGTGCAGGTGGATACGCGTGCCGTCGTTGCTGCGATCACAAGTCTGCACAACGATCTTGGCGCGATCATCTCCACTGCTGCAGGAGATTCGACAATAAGCGACCGCGACTTGGGGAGGTTGATTCGCAGGTATGCGAGAACTTAAATACACTGCCCATGGCGGCACGGTCATCGATCTCAACACCGATGATTTGTGGGTGGCTGACCTGCAGGAAATGCGAGGGTACGCATGGACGTACACGCTGGCCACGCGCGGCATCAAATCGGTGAGCAGAAACGCTTCGACGGCGAAAATGACCGTCCACACCACGGATCCGTCAAGATTGGACGTGGTGCAGACGGCTTTCGATTCGGACGTGCAGGCTGTTACGCCAGGCATGTTGACCGTCGATGGCGAATGGTTCCAGCGGGCGTATGTCGTCGGCTCGTCGCTTGGCCTTGTGCCGTGGCCGGATTATGCGCAGGTCGATTACACTGTGATCTTGTGCGATGGTGTTTGGCGTCGCGCGCTGCCGGTGCAGCATTTCTTCCCGATAACGGCAGGTACCGGTTCGCAGATCGACCTTCCACTGGATCTGCCGACCGATTTGGCTCCGTCGAAAATCGCTTTGACGGTGCATAATCCGACCGACAAGGCCGCTGAGTTCACTGCGGTCATTTTCGGCCCTTGCGTCAACCCGTCTTTCCAGATTGGCGGCAACACTTACGCGATTGATGTGACAGTGCCGGAAGGCGGTCATATGTCGCTGTCGGCCACTGGATTGCGGAAGACGATAACGTTGGCAGCCGAAAACGGCGACGTTTCGGATGTTTTCGACAAAGGCGTCCGCGGCAACGGCAGTGGAAGCGGCTCATATGTTTTCGAGCCGATACCGGCCGGAGATTCGCTATTGACGGTTTCCGGCAATTTTGGCATCGATTTGACCATGTTTGACGTTTCTGGAGGTGTGCCTTGGCTGACGTTATCCTCGCCGATGACAAGCTGACGCCACATGCGAGCGTATCGCGAGTGACGTTGGATTGGGCTTGCGGCACGGACGAAAACGACTTCGAGCTGACCATCGATGACGCACTCGCGCCGAACATTTCACAAGGCTGGTATTTCTGGCTCGATGGAAGTGATGTTGGAGGCCGAATAGTCGATCGTCGCGTGTCTGTCGCCGGAGGAACGTCTACGACAACCTGGATCGGCCAATCATGGACCGGAATGCTGGCAGCGAAGATCCTCCAACCTGATCCGAGACAGGATTATCTCACGGTGTCAGGCAAACTGCCGGACATACTGACTGGGCTGATGAAGCGTATTGGCCTGGATGGTGTGTTCACCGTCCAATCAGATGATTCTTCGACTGTCACCAATTGGCGTTTCGAGAATCCACGATACGTGGACGCCTACACAGGATTCCGCAATCTGCTCGCATCCTGCGGCAGACGCCTCGACTTCCAAGCCAAGGACGACCATATCCTGCTTGGCATCACACCGGTCGGCATCATCACCAACACGATCGATTCCGACTTGGTGGACTTCAGGGCCGAAACCAACCGTCGCGCGCCGAATCATCTTATCGGCCTTGGCTTGCAGGAGCTCAAGAACCGCTTGGTTGTCGACTGCTTCGCGGACGCGAAAGGCGCGGTGAGCGATAAGCAGACGTTCAGTGGCGTGGACGAGGTCTGCGCCACATACGATTACTCAAATGCAGATTCCGCCACGTTGAAATCCGAGACGAAGAAGCATTTGCAGGAATTGCAGACCGGTGGATCGGTCGAGGTGACGTTGTCCGATGAGGTCGGAGACGGTCTGCGTGTGGATGACAAGATTGTTGCGACGGATCAGGCTTCCGGTGTCAACGTCACCGCCGTGGTGACGAAGCGGGTCGTGAAAATTGATTCCGGGATTTTGACTTCGACGTTCGAGGTCGGACTGCCGGTGCAGTCGGCGAATGCGAACTATTCCGGTTCTTCGTCTTCCTCTTCGTCTTCGTCTTCGGGTTCAACCGGTGGTGGCGTGTCTTTGACGGCTGGCCGTGGCCTGTCGATTTCAGGCGGCACGATCAACGCGGAGGTCGCTTCCGAGGATTTAGATTCCGTCAGGCAGGTCGCCGAGTCGGCGGACAGGACGGCTTCCGGTTTCGCGGCGCAGATCGGCAAGGCGAATCAGACCGCCGAGGATGCGAAGAACGTCGCCGATGCGGCCAAGAGCGTGGCCGACAGTGCCAAATCGGGCATGATGACCGATGACGAGCGGTCGAAGCTCGCTTCGGTCGAACGGGGCGCGAACGCCTACACGCTGCCGGAGGCGTCCACGGACGTGCTTGGTGGCGTGAGGGTGGACGGTTCCTATCGTGAGCGTGGATGGTGTCATCAGCGCGCATGTCGGCGACGGCGGTTCCGGGAAGGCCGTGTTCCCGGTCGGCTATGTGGTGATGAACACGACGGGCGTTGACCCCTCCGTGGATTTCGGCGGCACGTGGAGGCAGTTGCCTTCGCTTGGTTGTTTTACGTTTGAAAGGATTGGATAGTGAAATCTGACGGTTACTCGAAGTACGTATGCGACAAGTGCGGCAAGACCGCTTACGTCGCCGCTGGCGACACGGAGGCGCGTGAATGGTTCACCGTGCGCCGGTATTCGGCTGGCAAGGCGACCCGCATCGCGGATGATGTGACGCCCGACATTTACGAATTGTGCTCCAAATGCAATACGTCTTTCATGACGTTCATGCAGAAGGACGATGAAGCGTTTGAAGCATGGTTGAAGGAGGTTGAACAGTGACCATCGAACTGGTTGACGGCAAGGCCGGAGTTGCACACATCTCAAGCGAGGACAAGGCGATCATCCATCAGGCCAAGTTCTCGAAGTCCGACGTGGTGTACGACTGGGGCGACGCGTTCAAATGCTCTATGAGTTCGTCCAACAGGGCGACGATCGGCACCGGCTGCGCGTCGATACAAGGCTTGGACTGGCATATCACGGCGGCGGAATCGGTGACGATCTCCAACGGGTCGCAGGGCATTAAACGCAATGACATCATCTGCGCGCATTACCATCGAGATTCCAAGACCGGTAATGAGAATGTGGAATTGACCGTGTTGAAGGGTTCGCCGAATGCGACTGCCGCCGCTGACCCGAAGGTTCCGTCAGGGAAGATATTGTCCGGCGCGGTTGACGCGTACATGCCTCTCTGGCGCATTCCGTTGAATGGCATCACGGTCGGTACGCCGGTGCGCCTGTTCACGCCGAGGGGGGCTTTGTGGGATTCCGTAACCCTCCCATTTGGCAACGGCAACGGCAACAGTAATGGCGGAATATACCCAATCGGTAAGGTATCTAGCCCAAATGCGATCAAGTCCTTGAATGGCAGAGCTACACTGTCGTCCGGAACGACAGTGGCGATTCCATTCATCCACCCGTCATACCTGCAACGTTCGGTCCAAGTATCGATTGCACCTGATGGGACAGTCAATCTGCTCGTTGGTCCTGAAATTACTGTCACAGGTGGAATCGTGGAAATCCATTTTTAATAGCATTCCGTAACCCAGCAATGGAAGCCGCCGTATACGAACGACAGCCTCACTCTGTGTCGCGTCGGTCGCATCGTCACGATCAACGGCAACGTCAAGTTCACCGGCAGTGGACAGCAGAACTACTCGACGGCGAATGAGACCATCCCAGAAGCGTTCCGTCCGCTTGCCGACATGAGCATCATCGCGTTTCCGTCCTGCGGTTTCAGCTTGCTTGTCGAGCGTGACGGGAAGGTGCAGATGCTTGGCGACCCGAAATCCGCTTACTCCACGGCGCACGGCTGTTGGATGGCGGCCTAGACGAATTCCACACCATCGGGCACCGGAATAATCCTCGGGAAGCATTGGACGATATCGGACGAACCAACGCCTCCGATAAGCGTCACCGACCCGTTAGTGTTCCAGTTCGCCTGTTTGCCGTACGTGGTGCCGTGCACGTTCGCGACGCACCCCAAACCGACCGTTTTAGAGGGTTTCACGCCCGATTTGAACATCCAGACAGTGAAGTTGCCGACGTTCACGGTGCTTCGGAACGAAGACAGGTCCACGAAAATCAAACCATCCCTGACCGTGATGGTGTTCGAAGCGCCATAAGCAAACGGAACGAACGAGCCGGTGGACTGCCATTGCAATTGGCACGTCTGGGTTACGGAAAACTATCCTCATGGGATCGGATAGCAGAGCGTGCCGACGCAATCCTGATTGCTACCAACGTTTCCCATGTTCGCCACTCGGATAGTTCCATCAGCTCTGGCCGTGAGGCTTCGCGACGTTTGCCCATTTGATACAAGGCAGACAGTCGACAAGTCAACGATGGGACGATACCAGGACGCGAGCTTTACCGGACATTCAACAGCATCCCAACTGCCCGAACCGATTTTCCCACTGAACTTGATCAAAATCATCCTGCCGTTACGCATGATGATCCAATTGGAATCCTGGTACAGGGTTACGGAAAGCTATCAGCATGTCAATATGAGCCGCTGCCAAGCCTTCTGCATATCCCTGAGCACGCTCAGATCAGGCTTCAAATAATATCTGGCCGTGGTTTGGATGTCGGAGTGTCCGAGCTGTCGCGCGACCACGCTGATGTCGGTTCCGGCCTTGATCGCCAACGTGCCGAACGTGTGACGCAGGTTGCGTGGAGGCACGCAGGGCAGTTTCATGCGCCTGCACCAACTGCGGTAGTGGTTCGCCACTTGGTTCGCGTTCAGACTGCCGACCAGTCGTCCGGTCTTCGTGCCGTGGCGTAGTTCTGCCAAGCGTTTGACCGCGAACCGTGGCAATGCGACGGTTCGTCGGCTCAGATCGGTCTTCGGTTCGGTGACGGTCTCATGGCCCGCCACCCACTGTACCGACCTTTTCACGGTGACGGTGCCGCGACGTAAATCCAAGTCGGCCCATTCCACGCCGACCGACTCGCAGCGGCGCAATCCAGCGCATACGGACACCAATAACCAGGCTTCCAACGCGTGACCGTAGAAGCCTTTCAACAGTCTGCGTACTTCCGGCGCCGATAACACTTGCGGCTCGTAATGTCGCAGATGGGGGAGGCGGATTTCACGTCTGGTCACGTCATTGTCCGTCATGCCGCGTTTGAACGCGAGTCTCAATATCGAGCGGAACACCGCCCACGCCTTACGCGCCGCTCCGGCTTTAGCGAAGGAGTCCAACCATGATTCGATGTCCGCCACCGTAACCGAATCCAAATCAACACCACCCCACCGAGGCAAAACATGACACCTCAAAGCACTCTCATAACCAACCCTCGTACACTCACGCAACCCAGCACAAGACGGCCACCAAACCTCATCAACAAACACACCAAACAACAACACAAACACCTTCCAACAACGAAAAACCCACAAACACGACAACACCAACACAGCGCTCGCCGATGTGGGTTTTTCCAATACACAACACTAGCGACAGGAGGACAAGATGACACAAGTCAAAATCGACATCGGCAAACTCGACGCCAACGGCATCGTCGACCTGGCCAACGATCCGATCATCATCACACCAACCAAACGATTCACCACCAGCACCAAGAAAATCATTGTCAACGAACCGCTCAAGACCACGCTCGACCAGCATGGAGCCATCACGCTGAACCTACCACCAACAGGCACCGACTGGGCATACCAACTTACCGTCGGCAACGATAAATCGCCACACAACTTCAGGGTCACCTTCGACGTGCCAGACAGCGCCAATCCAGTCAGCTTCGCCGACCTCGTCACCGTCGACCCAACAACCCTCACACCAACCACCACCGGCAATCCGTTGGCTGACATCGACCAGTCCGACGTGGATTGGGCGTTGGCCGCCATCCGTAACTAAGAAAGGACAGAAAATGGCAAATCCGGACAAGTTCATCCGCCTGCGCGATTTCGCGAAGGTCATGCGCGCCCTGCGCGAGACCGACGTGGACGGCACCACCTTCCATTACGACGACGCGAAGCACGAATACGCGAACGTGCGAGAATACTACACGCAGCACCGCTCCGGCCGCATCTACGGCGTGCAGTTCCCGCGCTACTCCTTCTCACGCGTCCCCACCGGCGTGAAGACCCACGACAACGCCAACTTGTCCGTGACGGTGTCCACCGCAGCGAACGCGGGACGCGACGACTACGCATACCTCAACGCCTTCCAGTGGCGTGATGTGAACGCCACCGTGGACGAGTCCGGCGTGCCGCACATCACCGCCATCGAGGGCGACAGCCGATTCCGCCGCGATGGATCCAACGGCGATGTTTTCGTCATGGTCGCGCCCGGATATTTCCGCATCGACGGAGACGACAACCACATCGAATTGCTTTACAGCGACGAGCAGTACGACGGCTTCGAACCGATGCCAGGCCTGCTCCTGCCGGACGGCACCGAACGTCCCTGCCTGCTCTACGCGAAATACGGTGCGAGCCTGTCCGGCGGCATTCCGCGCTCCTGGAGCGGACAGAAGATAGATGCCGGCTTCGGCTGCCAGAACGACCAGATCACCCTCGCCCAGAAGAAAGGCAAGGGATACGCCGGCCAATGCCAGCCAGACGTCTTCTACTTCCAGCTCATGCTCATGCTGAAATTCGCCACCAAGGGCATGGAGACCGCGCTCGGCGGATGCTTCGAGAACTACACCGCACAGGGCGCCGTCACCAAGGCCGAATCCAACGCCAAACGCGTCATCGTCTCCAAGGACACCGCCGACGGCATCCTCATCGGATCCACCATCAACATCGGCACCGACAAGGAACGCAACAACGCGGCCAACCACTCCGTGGCTGAAGCCCGCACCGTCACGTCCAAGACCACCATCGATACGACGACCGTCGCCCTCAACATCGACGGCGCCGCCATCACCACCACCACGGCCACCTTCGTGTCCACCATGCCATGGAAGACCGGAGCCACCGACTCCATCCGCGGCAGGGGAGACGGACGCCCGCAGACCGACCACGCCGGATGGCAGCCCGTCCGCCTGCAGGGCATCGAACGCGGCAACGGCATCTACGAGATCGACGCGGACGCCATCGTCAAAGCCTATGTCGCCGACGGTATCGGCCATACGGCCCTCTACCTCGTGCACGACATCGCCAAGGCATCCAAGACCAGCACCGACAATTACGCGCTCGTCGGCGA